TGACGCTTTGCGTCCGTTCCATGCTGGGTAGAACGGGTATTTACGGGGCATTGTTACCACGGCCCATAGTCGGATCGGATGGGTTAGCCCAGCGCATGATTGGCGGGATGGCTGCAGCCCAGAGGGCGTGACAGGTTGCTTTCCAGTCGTTGGTTGCTACCCATACGGGGAGTGCAGCTGCGACTAGGGCACGTGCGTAGGAAGTAAGCGCGGCTTGAAGTTTGGGGCTCATTTGTGGCCTTTCAGATGGTCTCGGAATAGGTCTGCTAGGTAGTCAAGTTTTTTGGAGTTTTCGCCGTGGTCGCGGTTGTTTTGTCGGCGCATAAATTCGAGTAGGGCTACTACCACGGAGAAGCCGCCACCGATTAGGGCGATGATGATGCCGTCACTCATCTGCGGTTCCTAGCGGCGGGGGGACGGGGCGGGCGAGGTATTCGGCGTATTCGTCGTCGGTCATTTCACGCACTAAATCGTCAATTTGTATCAGTGGGCGGGTTGGTTCGTCAGCCATGTTTAGTTCCTGTATCCGTAAACACTGATGTTTCCACCAGTCAGCGTGCCTGTTCCAGGAGCAATTGTAAAAGCCGTGTATTGGGTTGTGTCGGCAACTTGATAACCCCAATTAAAGTAATAACCGTTGCCATACGCTTGACCATGCCAAGCGGTTCGAGTCGCTTTGTTTGGATTCGCAATGTCAAATGTAATTGACTGTTCACCAGCAATAGTGCCAAGGCCGCCGATGTAACTATTTGCGGTGTTGTTTTGATAAAACACAGACGTAGTCCCGGTATAAATTTGGTAGTTGTATACGCCGTAATAGCCCGTAGCAGTGCTTCCTAGCGTGAAACGCAAGTCTCCACCTGTGCTTGCAACAATGTTGTTGATGGTAATTCTGTACCTGTCGTAATCGGCGCTAAATGCGCTAGTTACGGTCACGCTGGACACGCCCGACCCCACCGTTTGCGACTTGACCAGCCACAGGCCGACAGCGTTCATTTGTGCAGCTGTCAGCACTTGCCCTGTGGTGAATGTTGGTGGTGTAGCCATGGTTAAAATCCTAATCTGTTGTAATCAAGCTGTCCGAAGGTTGCATCATCAAGAATTAAAAAGTTGTTTAGCGACGCATCAGATACATAGAAAGTCATCATCTGTGACTGTGGCGTAGCTGACACAGCAAAACCTTCAATGATGCAAGGCAGTGTGCTACCGCGGAATTCAACGTCAACGGTGTAACCAACAGGGGTGTCGTTAAGAACGCTGTACCAAAGGTCAAACAACCCGTCCGCTGTGTCGTCGTTCATGTTTACAGATAATGCACTAATGCCCAGCTTTGGGTCGCTGAATTGCCCAAGGTAAAAGTACGCCAAGTCTGACGCTTGACCATTCGACCCGCTGTAAGTGTTAACGGTGTAGTTACGTGCGGTTTCACCAGCTGGAATGTTTGAAACCGTGACTTCTGCGTAACTTTCTGGGTCGACAGTTATTTGAGTGAAATAGTTCTGAGCCAGCGAGTCAAAGTCAATAGCGTTAAATTGCACGTCATTACCGGTCGGCGAGTCGCTAAACGACATTGCGTTAATTTGCAGTGTCGGATCGTAACTGACAAAGCCAACGTTTAAACCGTCTGTAAGTCGAGCTCCTAAAGTGCTGGCTAATTGGTTAAGCCAGTCAGCCCAAGATCCGCTAACAGTTGCGCCTCCAACGTTTGTATACGTGGATGAGCCGTAAGCAACACAGCCAATATTGGTCTGGCCAGTCATTGCGCTGAGCTGGTTAATCACAGTTGCAGCAGCCATGCCGTAACCGTTGCCAGACGCTCGAGACAATTTGGCGAGGATGCTTTCGCAGTTAATTGTTAGATAGTCCGCTGGGCCGACACCGCCTGCATAGGGGATGCCGTATGCAACTTGCACGTCAGAAATAAAGCCTCTAAAAACAACCATGACAGGCCCGACGGTGCCTAACTCTGTTGCTTCAATCTTGATGACTGTGCCCGGTACAAGTTCGCTAATAGGCGACGTGTAACCATTGGGGTACCGAATTGTCACAGTTGCTGTGGCGGCGCTGAAGTTATCTAAAAGGGCTTGCCTACCGGCGTTAATGGATACCTGCTGGACATTGGACAACTCAACGAATGGCGACCCAAGATAAACGGAAAAGTCCCACTGCATTTAGTTGCTCTTGTTCGTTACTTTGATGGGCACTGCACCGTTCTGGCGCATGTACTTACGGAGGGCATCTACCACGGCGTTAGGGTCAGCGCTGGTAACCGTCACGTAAACATTGTTTCCACGTTGACCAACACCAGCCTGATTAAGCAGCGCCATGTCGCCTGCAATAGCGGTGCCACCGAGCAAGTCGCCAGCAGTGCTCAGCCCTGCGAGATCTGAAGACAGCGACGCGGCGGTCATGCCTGAAGTGCCAGCGATAAGGTCAGCCGCCACAACAGAACCAGCAACAGGCCCAAGGTTCATGAGCTGTGCTAAGCCTTCACGTGACAAGCCCTGCCCGATAAGTGTCTGTAGTTGCCCGGCGAATGTTTTGGCAGCTGCTATTTGTTCGCGGAACTGCTGGGCGTAGTTGACGCGTCCGCTTTGGGCTTTGTTTACTGCTGCTTCTGCGTTGGCTACGCGCTCGCTGGCTTCTGCCATTTGCTCATAGGTGAAGATGCCTGACTTTTGCAGTTTGTTCAGTTCTGCGTATGCGGCAAGACGCTCCTGGAGTGCGTCGTTGTAGGCCTGCTCACGATCATTAGAAAGACTGACGGCAGACTGAAGCGACACGTACCCGCGGACGGTGTCAGCCAAGCTGGTGGCGTAATCACGCAGACCCTGCTTAGCGTCAGCCAATGCCTTCTTAGTGTTGTTAAACAATTGCGTGGCGGCGTTCTTAGCTTTCTCTGCTGCGGCTGCAGCTTTCTCAAGTGCCTTGGCTGCGGCTGCGTCGGCTGCGCGTTTCTTGTCGGCTGCGTCACGGGCTTTGTCAATCATGACCTTCATGAGACCGGTCTCTTCAGTGACTTTGGCAGTCGACTGGGCGTACTCGTAGTTGGCTTGGGTTGCTTGCTTAATTGTGTAGGCAATACCTGCAAGTGCAGCTGCACCAGCAACGGCAGAGGCGATACCAATACCGGTCGAGATCTGCACAGCAAAGCCAGAGGTGGCCAGCGCTGTGTTGGCTGCGGTTGTTAACGCGGCCATGACGTTGTATGCACCTAAGGCAAGCTTGGCTGCAAGCAGGACTGTTGCGATGGATCCAAATGCCACGACGGCAATGGTGACGACTTTGCTATTGCGCTCAAACCACTTAGCGCCTTCCACCAGTAGCGGAACTAACTGCTCCATATACGGCAGTAGCGCAGTGCCTATGGACTCTTGCGCCTCGTCAACGGCAATCGCCAGCTTCTTCATACCGCCCTGTGCGGTGTTGGCTGCTTCTTGTGCTGCGCCCCCAAAGTTGGCTTCAAGCACTTTGAGCACATCGGCAAAGCTTGCGCCCTCGGCAATTAGCGTCTTGAGCTCTGGCGACAGTCGAGCGAGCGCTCGGTTGTTGCCGTTAAACCCACGTGATAGAGCCTCGCTAACAGTGCCTAGGTTTGCCCCAGTTGCCGCCGACACGTCTAGCGCCACTTTAAGCAGACGCTGTGCGGTTGCTAGATCTTTAGTGCCTGTGACTAATGCGGACAGGGCTGGGCGTAGCTCACTGTCAGCGACGGCGACACTGCGAGACACAGAGTCGATGAACGACTCGTTGGCTGCGACCTGTGCCTGTGTTGCGCCCGTAGTGCGGACAAGTTGCCCGGCAAGAAGTGCCTGCTCAGCTGCGTCTTCTGCTGCTGCTTTAGCGGCGCTGAAGCCAGCGACAGCGAGACCGCCTAGTGCGGCAGCTGCGGGCACAGCGGACTTGTTAATTATGAACGTGGCGCGGGCTGCGTTGGTCTCGAGTTTCTTAAACTCGGCGACTGCGCGTTTTAATCCACGACCGTCAAAGTCGACAACGATGGGCAGGTTAATAGCCATTAGGCACCCCTCTTAAGTATGCGCTCGTAGTCATTCATGATGCGATTAAGCAGTGTCTGCATACCTTCCGTAACTTCTTCTTTGTTCTCAAGAAGTGACGGCCACATAACGCGCGAGGCTGGCCCGAAACGACGCTCTAAACCTGCGATCATGTTGCGCCCTTGCTCTGTTTCTGGTGTGCCCTTACGACCAGCCATGTCGTAGATCACTGCAGTTGTTCCAGACCATCGGACAAAGAATGCAGCAAGCCCTCGGGTAACGCCTTGGAATTCTTTAGGTTTACGGCCCGAGACGCCAGACTTAATGAGCTTCTCGCCTACGACCCCGTTCCACGGCAAAGCTTGGAAGCCAGACGGCGTTGTCCATTCACGCGACCAGCCGCTAAGCGGTGCCTGATCTGGTACAGCTTCTTTAGACATCTTTACAACTGGTGCCATGAGCTTCTTGTACTCGCGTGTATACGACTGACGCACAGACTTGTCGACAGTGTTAATGAGTCGCAACGCATCCTTGATGCCAGCAAACTCGACTGTCATTTCTATACTCATCGTTCCCGACTTTCACTGAGCACCTTGGCAACTGTTGCCAGATCGTTTGAGTCGAATTCTACGCTATGAGGCCACCAGCCTGTTGCGATTAGCAGCTCTGCTAAGCGACGTCGGTAGGTGCCTCTTGGGTAGGGTTTTCGTTCTCACTGCCCACCACGTTTACAGCGTCAAGCTTCTTAATGAAGTCATCAAACACGACCGGCACGATGACGCCTTGCTGTTGGCAGGCTGTCCATGCCATAAAGGCGAGGTCTTCAGCGCCGATACCCTCGGCAATTTGTGAGACCTTTGTGCGGTACTTGCGTTCCCACTGGGTAATAACCCAAAGGTTGGTATTGACGTTGGCGGTAGTGCCGTCCAAGAAGACAGCCTCTAGTTGCAGTTTCACAGTTTCTCCCCTGTTGTTGGTTTATGTGTTTACGCTGGTGTGACGTCTACTGAGTAAACGCCCCCGCGGAAAGTGATGTCAATGGTTGACAACTCTCCTAAAGAAGCGTTCAGTACTGGCAAGGTCTCAAGGTAAGCACCGGTCAAGATGAACTTAGGGTTGGTTGCTGACTCTGAGCCAGAGGTTGGCTGAACCTGCACGTTGGTCTGTGTGCCGACCAGTGATGCCAAAGTTGCGTAGGTCTCAGTGGCGGCATAGCTCATGTACAGCGTGACAGTGAGCTCGTTGTTTTCAAGACCGCCTGTGTAAACGCGAGCAGTGCCACCAAATGCGGTGGACTCGAGCGCTTCAACTGTGCGGGTCAATGTGGCGGCCGAGCACTGATCTGTGAGGTCAACGCTGTTAACGGTTACGACTGGGTTGGAAAGGTAGGTGGTGGTTGCCATTGCGGTTACTCCTCGGTGCTGGCTTTATTGCTTTTAGTTTTAGCAGATTTTGGCGCAGCTGGTGCGGGTTCTTCTGCTTCTTCCTTGACGTGCTCCTCGAGGGGCTTAATAAAGCCGCCACTAATAAGCGCCCCTAGGTTTACAACAATGTCGGGGTTGTAGATCTCGCCGGGTGTCCCAACACGTGGGCTGACAATTACGTACTTCATGCTCATCCTGTCTGTGCTTGCATCCTGAGAGTCAGGTTATAGCACGGTTGTTCTGTCCCGCCGATGATGGCGGTAGCGGGCTGGCCAGATAGCACCCCAATTTTTTTGGCAAGCAACTTGGCTGTTAACGACAAGATGTACCGCAGCGCGTCAGCGTTGCCCGGGCCCGAGCCAATAATCTTGACGGGGAAGTCCATGTTTACAATGTTGAAGTTAAACGCGTCGAAGCTTGGAGCGTCAATGAACGCACAGCCCGGCAAGATGTTGCGTGGATCTGTTACGACTGGCAACCCAGTAATGGTTGTGAGTGTGGCGGCAAGGTCATCTATCGCCTCGTTAAACAGATCCGTGTAAGCCATTAGGCGACCTGTGGGCGGTTGATGCCAAGCAGCTGCATAATCATTGGGGAGACGCCTGTGGCTGGCGGTGT